TTCCCTATAAATAATGTCCGTGGACCGTGCGCCTTTGGTGTTTATTTGTCAAGTGCTATTATTGCATGGCTTAGTGATTGCAGCCCATACGAGGCAAGGCTTAGCGTTTGATTGAGGGTATAAAGGTATTTGAGGTATTGTTTAGGTCTATTTATACTAAGGCCCCCAAGCACCCTCTCAGGCCCAGTATTTGAGGGTCTTAAGCTGTCTATTGAGGGTCATTAGTACCTCCAGATAGACTATACCCAGCCTCGCCAATCCTGTGAAACGTGGGAGCATTTAGCCCATGCTTATCTATAGCTATAATCTGCTTGTGTTAAGCAGAATGTACCCCTAGTTTTTCTCAGGCTAGCCCCTGCCCTCTGTGGTACTGCTATACCCCAGCAAATGTATAGGGGGTGCCCTCTTTGGAGAGCGACTTCGGGGCACCGGGGGCCTGTGCACGCCACACCACCTGCTAGATCCCTCCAAAGATCCACAGCAAATAAGGGGGAAATATAAGAAAAAAAATCTAGGTACTCTCGGGATAAGCCAAGGATATCTCATAAAAATCCCCGGAAAAAAACCAAAAGAGGCTAATGATATTAAAGGCTTAACCCACGCTATTATCAGGAAAACGGCATCACGTGATACCAACCAGATCTTGATCAGATTGAGCCTGTTCCGCAAGGAATAGTACCAGCTATAGTACCAGCTATAGTACCTTCTGTGGTACGGTTTGACTAAATGGCCCACATAATGTACCCTATAAGGGCGATTGAGATTTGCACTCTTCCCCGGCTAAATCTCTCGCAGCCGCTACGGGGGAGGCGGGAAACACAATCCCCCAAGTAAAATATAGGAATATGAAACAATGGCCAAGATTGTACTCAGAGACAAGCATAGGATAGCGGTGCACGCCTTTCTCACTAATGGCGGTGTTAAAGCCGATGCGATGCGAACTGCTGGGTATAGTGAGAATACGTCCAAGGATAGGGCTGATATCGTGTTCAATCGCCCAGAGGTGATAGCTTTTATAGCGCAGCGTCGAGCTGAGCAAGCCGAGAAGATGGAACTATCTGAGGACTGGGTAATAAAACGTCTTATGCGGATTGCAGATAGCGGTAGTGTGTTAGCTAAGTATAAGGTGATCCAGTCGGATGGAACACTAGCTTGGGACTTTACGGCTGCACCTGATGAAGATCTGGCATTGATTAATGAGCTTAGTGTAGATACGTATACTGAGGGACGGGGACCGGGGGCTATAAGAGTTAAGAAGTTTAAGATCAAAACTGGTGATGCGTTTACTGCATTGAATGCACTGGCTAGGGTCTTGGGGATCTTTGATGACAAGTTGGAGGTTAGTGGGGCTTCATTGATTGAGAGACTTCATGCTGGCCGTAAGAGGCTCGGTAAAGAGGATAACGCTGAAACACTTCATTAGGAGAAGATAAATGCCTAAACATCCCGGTAAACCAATCAAACGTAAACCTCGGCCCGGTAAATAATAGGAGAGATTAAATGGCTAGCGCAGTTAGTAAGGCGAACTCGTTCTTTCAGCATTACATAGAGGAGACAGCTGTTGTTCAGGCAGCTCTTTATGCGTCTGGAGACTTGATAGCGAATAAGATCAGTTTAGTAGCGGCTGTAGAAGGCGACGCAGACCAGAGAGGGCCAGTTGGTGGTTTGATCCAATCTGTTATTATTACTGACCTTGGTGCGCAGTCTGCCGCTCTGGATGTGGTGTTCTTTGATACGGACCCAACTAGTACGACGTTCACTTTGAATGCAGCATTTGACGTGGATGATCTTGATCTGGTGAACATCGTAGGCGTAGCACAGGTCACAACGTATGCGGCGTTTAGCGATAATTCCGTGGGGCAAGCTTTACAACTGGCCATTCCGTTTGTGTTGCCCAGTGGGAATACTTTATATGCAGCTATTGTGTCCCGGGGTACTCCGACCTATGCATCTACGTCGGATCTTACGATAAGAGTTGGCGTGCTTAAGGGGTAATAATATGGCGTTGATAAATAATCGAGCGCTTATGGTTACCACTATACTGAGTGGGAAGCCGATAATTATTGTTACTGAGCAGATAGCCAATCAGCCTTTTGGGTATGGGCTATTATCAGCTGACCAAGCGGGGGCCTTCACTGTGGTTCCGACATCAGGAACAGTTACATCCATTGTGATTGATGGCGCTTCTTTGGGTTCTGCTAGTGATTTTGAGACGTCTGGCGCAACCATTAGAACAAGTGTGGGAAATACCTTCACCAGTAATACCACACTCAACTGTACTGCTACCTTTGCAGATACAAGTACGGAAACGTTCGACGCAGTTATAACAGCTGATGCAAATGAATACAGTGTGGCGAGTGACGCAGAGTATAGAACCGTTCTAGCTATAGCGACAGCCACTCTTTCAGGTAAGACATTACGTATACGCGATGGAGTTACAATTACTCCAGTTGATGCAGATTATCTGACTAGAGTTTTCAGCAGTGTATTTACTATCGCAGCGTATCCCGATGCTCTAGTAATAATTGACGAAGAGATATTGATTGATACTGTTACAAACTTCACAATTGATGGTCAGATAGCAGTAGTCGGTGGTGTACCGATATCTCGCATAAAATTCAATCCCCCAAATGCAGATGGAAAACGAGGTATCTTCCTAGACACTGTTACAGACATGGTCATACAGGGTTGTGAATTTACCTCTCAGTTTGGTGCTCTTGATCCCGATGGAGACTATCGACCAAGACTTGATTATACTGGAGAGACTGGAGCGTTCACTGTCGGGCAAAATGTGACAGGTGCAACGTCTGGTAAGTCTGTAGCGATTGTCGGGGTTATAGATAACGGCACCACAGGCACTCTTATTCTTGATGGGGCAGACCCGGACATTAACGATACTGGGGAAGAATTTACATCAGGCGAGGCCATAACCGACCCATTAGGCGGCGCTGCCGTAGTGGATGTAGCGAGTGCTACGTTGTATAGAGCAACAACCCTGATAAACAACGTGAACGCTGTCACTATACAGCATGGTGTAGTCAGCACTAGAATTACTTTCCAAGATAACTATGTTCATGATTTGAGTAATGGCGTTGGATTGGCTGGTCTTGGCGATTTGATAATCCGGGGCAACTACTTTAAAAATAATTATACTGACAGTGTGCAGATTAACAGGGAAACATATGGCGATTCCACAGTCATACTAGACCAGAATGTATTCGAAGGATCTATATCCAATTCAAAGGATTTTAGAAATCCTCATACAGATGCCACTCAATTCCTAGACATTCTACAGAATACTGGTACGTGGGATGGTGGCCGGGTTACAATGAACAGGATTATTGATAGCCACGTCGATTCCCTGTTCTTACCGGGAAGGTCAGAAGGTATATTCTCTAATCTAACTGGTGGGTCAATGAACGGTTGGGTAGTTGAGGGTAACATGGTGATCGTAGATGACACCCACGGCCTAACGTTAGATCGGATAGAAGGTAGTCTTATAGGGTTTAATACATGCGTATTGCAAGAGGGCGCTACTCTTTCGTATGGTATGAAGATAGATCTGGATGAGACTTCTACTGAAGGTAACCTAGTTTATAATAACTTAGCTGATGCTGTGTCCTTTAGTTCTATATCAACTGGAATTAGTAACGTAATAATGGGGATTAGTGGGGCTGCTCTTACTCCCGATGGAGACTATGGAGATAAGTTTCCCGGTGATGGAGAACCAACTCCCGGCTTCTACGTGAATGATGGAGCAGAATTAGTAACGTTCTTTACCCCCACAAGCGGAACAGAGGGAGCACTAGAGGTTGCCGTCTTTGATACGAATATCCCGGGCCATGCTGGCACACTGGATGAGACTAAGCGACCTGCTCCACTGATTGTCACTTTATCCCCCGCTGACAATGGAACCGATATCGCTGTAGGGGTAGCTCCTACAGCAACATTCGATCAGCCAATAGCATTCGGCACAGGTAATGTATCGGTGTTTAATGCGTCTGGTGATGTGTTAATCGAAGCATTTAACGTCGCCACTGAACAAGGTACAGGCGCTGGCCAAATTGAGTTATCTGGTAATAAATTTATATGTCATATGACGTCTACTTTTACTAATGGAGTTAGTGTTTACGTACAAGTAGATGCTACAGCTATTGACGGAACACTATCTAGTAAATCTTTTGCTGGTATTTCTGATAAGACAACTTGGAACTTTACAGTAGTTACTAGCGCCTTTATTACCTTCCTTGGGTCTTTCTTCAGTAACGCTAACGCTACTTCGTACACCTTCGATGCTGATGCAGCGTTTGGCTCAGTCGCAGCGGGTGAGATTATTCTAGCGCCCGTATCGCGAGGAGGTACGGCCCACACTATCAGCACGATAACTGTTGATGCTGCTTCTGCGTCAGCAGTATCCGGCGCAGCTACAGCGTCAAGTTTCTCACATACGGCGCACTGGCAATATACTCACTCGGGGGGCAGTCTCAATGATATCGTAGTCACTCCTACAGCAAGTACATCCCGGCTCGGCATAGGCGTCTATCTGGTAGATGACGCCAACACCACAGTCAATGGCACGGATAATGCTGCACCGGGTGACGGAACGAGTGAAATCATGACACTGGATATCGCCGCAAATGGTGGAGCGATTGCTACAGTAGGCCACACTACCACAGCAGAAGGCGCTACATGGACAAACGCCGCAGAGAACTATGATGTAGCTTTTGAGATACGCCATACGAGCGCAGTTCGTAACATTACTACGGCGGAGACAGCTACAGACATTACGGCAACATGGGACAACACAGTTAGCAATATCAGAATGGTAGGTTCCTCATGGACGCCAAACTAATGGGATCACGTGATACCAGAACTGGAGATGAAATACTAGCGGATGAACTAGCGCAGTTCTTTGATGATCCGTTGGGCTACGTCATGTTCAATTGGCCGTGGGACACATATCAACCTATTCAGATGATCGAGCTCCAGTCTCCTTACAAAGAACGGTTCCCGGGCAGTAAGTACGGTCCTGATGTATGGGCCTGTAAGTTTTTAGATGAATGGGGCGAAGATATTCGCGCTAACGGTTTTGATGGGGCTAACGCAGTAGATCCTCTTAACTACGCTACAGTGAGCGGCCACGGTATCGGTAAGTCTACGTTGGTTGCTTGGATCATCAAGTTTATTATGGATACCCGTCCGATGTCTAAAGGGACTGTAACAGCAAATACAGCTGAACAGTTGAAGACCAAAACATGGGCGGAGTTGGGTAAGTGGCATAAGATGTCTCTGACTGAGCATTGGTTTACGTATAACTCTGGCCGGGGTGCCATGAACCTTACACACAAGGATTTTAAAGAGGAATGGCGCTGTGATGGACAGACCTGTAGGGAAGAGAATTCAGAAGCTTTCGCGGGTCAGCATGCCGCGTCGGCCACTTCGTTCTATGTTTTCGATGAAGCATCAGCGGTGCCGGATAAAATCTTCGAAGTTCGGGAAGGTGGGACTACTGACGGGGAACCAATGGTGTTCGATTTTGGCAACGGGACCCGTAACTCTGGCCGCTTCTATGAAGAATGCGCTGGCAGATTTCGTCATCGCTATAGAGTTCGGTGCATCGACAGCCGAGACGTCAACATCACTAATAAGAAACGCATCAAAGCGTGGCTCGAAGATTATGGCGAGGACAGTGATTTCTTCAAAGTACGTGTACGAGGTTTGTTCCCGTCAGCTGGTTCTACCCAGTTCATTGCGACAGACTTAGTAGAGGACGCTCAGCGTCGGGAGATAGCAAATGATCCTTTTGCTCCGTTGATTATAGGCGTTGACGTGGCCCGCTTTGGGGATAACGATAGTGTAATCTACCCTCGCATCGGCAATGATTGCCGTTCATGGGCACCAGTCATAGGTAGAGGCCGGTACAAGGGCTTGAATACTGTGCAGCTAGTAGGCAAGGTCATTGAGACTGTTAGGGCGTTCAGGGCGCTGGGGATGGACTACGCGGCTCTATTTGTAGATGGTGGGGGCGTAGGTGGCGGCGTGGTAGACCAATTAATGGATCTTGGGTATAATGTGACAGAGGTTCAGTTCGGCTCTGGGCCTACAGATACTAAGACATATCGGTACAAGTCAGACGAGATGTGGGGTAACTTGAGAGATAAGCTTCCTCGCCTTTGTTTACCTGCTCTTAATCAGTCGTGTGGTCTGGAGCTTAAGGCTGACTTGACGCAAAGAGAATATGGATATACACTTACCGGAAACAAAATACATCTAGAGACTAAAAAAGATATGGTAGAACGAGGAGTAGAAAGCCCTGATATCGGGGATGCGTTAGCTCTTACTTTTGCCGCTGAAGTATCGATAATGACGGAAAACTCAATGAATACGCAACCCAGACAAGCAGAGCATGACTATGATCCGCTTGAAGCAGATTTCTAGAAGGAGATTAAATAGTGTGTGTTTTCAGTAAACCTTCAGTTCCTAAACCTCCTCCTGCTCCTGCGGCTCCAGAGGCTCCACCTCCTACACCAGCAGCGCCAACAGCGCAAGATCCTTCAGTGGTAGCGTCGAGGCAAGCTAGAGCATCAGTAAGTAGATTGGCTGCGGGGGGACGGCCAAGTACTATATTGACCTCAGGAGGTGCGCTAGGTCTTATTACTGAAGCGCCGTCACGCGCCAAGAAAACTCTACTAGGACAATAAAAAATGTCAGAGCATGTATTAAGAGATTACTTTGAACGGCGCAAAGGTCAGTTAAGACTTAAACGAAGTAGTTTCATTTCTCACTACAAAGATCTATCTCAGAACGTAAGTCCCCGTCGTGGGCGCTTTGAGGTGACTGACGTAGACAGAGGTGAGAAACGTCACCAGTTCATCATAAACAGCAAGGGCACACAGGCTCTCAATACTGCTACATCTGGGCTATTCGCGGGAACTATGTCTCCGGCTCGCCCTTGGTTTGAACTAGCTGTGGCTGATCCAGAACTAACTGAATTCAGACCGGTGAAGATCTGGTTAAAACAAAATGAAATGATTATGCGCGGTATATTTAACGCGAGTAATCTATACAACATGGCACCGGTTATGCTAAAAGAATTTCTTCTTTTCGGCACTGGGTGCATGACACACGTAGACGATGAAAGAGATGTAGCTAGGTTTTATACGCATACTGTTGGGGCGTACATGATAGGTACGGATGATAGATTAATCGCTAATACTCTTATTCGCGAGTACATGATGTCTGTCGAACAGATGGCGCTAGAATTCGGGAAAGATAAGTTAAGCTTATCGGCTACAAAAATGCTTGATCAGAATAACTTATCTGCAATGTTTCCGGTAACGCATATCATAGAACCCAATGACGACTTTAGACCCGAGAACAGACTTGCCACATTTAAGAAGTTTAGGTCGGCAAAGTACGAGGCCGGTAATACGAATAAAGATATGTTCTTAAGCCAAAGTGGGTTTGACGATTTTCCTGTGTATGTTCCTAGGTGGGCTGTGACGGGTGAAGATACCTACGCTACAGACTGCCCGGGCATGACTACTCTGGGTGACGTCAAGCAACTCCAAATCATGGAGAAGAGAGGGGCGCAAGGACTAGATAAGATGGTGAACCCCCCATTGACAGGGCCAGCTTCTCTGAGGCAGTCTCCTGTTAGTTCTCTACCCGGTGGCCTAACTCTCTATGACGGAGATCCATCACGGAATAAACTGGAGCCTATCTATAATGTCAACCTACCTCTGCAACAATTAGAAGCCAAAATAGAAAAAGTAGAACGCCGTATTGATAGAGGATTTTTTGTAGATCTATTTTTGGCTATTACGGATATGGAAGGCATTCAACCTCGGAACGAATTAGAGTTGAATAAGGTAGACGCAGAAAGACTATTGCAATTAGGGCCAGCGTTAGAAAGTGTTCAAGAAGAATTTCTCGATCAATTGATTTCTCGTACCTTTAATCAGATGGTTCGCCGTGGGTTGGTTCCTCCTCCACCGCAAGAGATAGCGGGAGAACCTCTTAAGGTGAACTATGTGTCATCTCTGGCGTTAGCACAGAGGGCTGTTGATACTCGGCCTATTGAAAGATATGCTCAGTTTTCCGCAGGTCTCGTATCGTCCGGTTTGTCCGATGGTAAGAAATTCAACGGTGACGCAGCTCATAAGAAATTCGCTGAGCTAACTGGTGTTCCGCCTGAACTTGTAACGAGCGATGATGACGTAGCTGCGAGTCGTGACGCAGAAGCACAGCAAGCCCAGATAGCCTCGGGTGTAGAGTTGTCCGAACAATTAGCTAGGGCAGCAGCTAGCGCGGGCCAAGTTAATCTAGACGAGAATACGCCAGTTTCGGCAGCGATAGACCAAATCAATAGACAGTAAGGAATTAAAATGGCCGATCAGAAGTCATTAGGTGGAGCTGACGCAACGCTAGTGCAACCCACTGTCGACGGTGCTACAGTCGATAAATATCGGTATTCTACGTCGATAGCTGATCCTAATGTTTTGGATGCTAGAGTTAGTTTGGCGTTCGTTAATGGGGTGTACCGTTTACCTGTATCTTTACCCGTCTTTCAGCACACAAATGATTTCTGGGTCGAGGTAGCTAGAGGGAATGTTCCCGGGTTTAAGTCGATACAGCTAGTCGGTAGTAATCCTAGTGTTGGCACAAGTTTCGAAGATATTTGGGACGTCGGGGGTACGCTCGTATATCCTACTGCTGGAGAAACGTGGGAAATCGTAAGTGATAGCGCTGATGATACTGACACAACAGGAACAGGAGCACGTACTGTCACAATGACATATCTAGATGATGCCCTTGTCGAGCAAACTGAAATTTTAAATATGAACGGGACTACTCCAGTAACATTTGTAGCTACGGATGCTTTTAGGGCTATTAGATGTCGTGTGGCGACGTGGGGGTCTACGTTAGAAAATCAAGGTAATATTGACATTAGGGTATCAGGGGGAGGAAGCCCTAGATGTAAAATAATAAGAGATGTAATTGTTCCTGCTGACCCTATCGGGCAGAATACTTCGTTAGATGTGCATTATACTGTTCCTGCGAACAAAATAGGCTTTATAATATCTATTACAACGAATGTAGCTAAAGGGCAAGATGCGATACTCAGGGCGTTACTTCGTAGAACCAGTAGTGATGGTTTTACAGTTTCGGGAGAATTGAGTGCTTATCAGAATTCTTTTGTATCAGAGTTTGATAAAGGTTTGACCGCCTTACCCGCAGGAACAGATCTAAAAATCATTGCTAGGTCGAGTAATGTAGCTGCTCCTACATCAGTATTTATATCGATACTAGAGGTGGATGTTTGATATGGTTTTAGCGATTGGACGTAATTTAAATACAAATGATACTGCTGTTGTAAGCACCGGGACTACTATGACAGTCGGGACTACGGCTGAAACGGTATTACCAGCAAACTCTAGTCGAATATACATGGCTATATCTGTGTCTGGGCATGATGCGTTTATACGTTTACAAGATGCAGCAACTGATCCTACTATAAAAAAAGGTATTATTGTTCCAAAAGGCGGGACATATGAACTGCCCCCAGATAATATGTATACCGGAGAAATATCTATTATAACAGTATTAGGGGCGACTGCTCCCACTTATTTTGCGACGGAGTTTTAAGATGCCTGTATCAGGATCTAGTTCCCCGTTTACTACCTCTGGCGCGGTATCGATAAACGCTAACACTATATCGTCGTCTGACCCTATTAAGGTGCCCGAAGGAGCGACTAAGGCTACTGTCTATATTAAATCTATGTCGGGGGGCAGTACTAATAACCGTATAACGTTAGAAGTTTCCCCAAACGGAACAGATTGGTTTGATACTGGGGTTATGGTGGTCGGGAAGGGCTTATCGCCTATATTCGAGGGAGTTGCTTCAGAAGCTAGATTAACAGTGAAAGCGGTTGAAGGTTCTGCCGCTACGGTAGCTGGGTTTATATTATTTGCATAAGAAGGAGAAAGAGAATGGGGAAGAAAAATAAAGCGCCTAAAGACGTCGGTGACGTAGATCAGGTGAAAGAGGCGAAAGCTAAACACAGAAATAAAGATCATGTCGACCGTGAAAATCTTAAGTTAATTTTAGAGAACTATCACGTTCGAGAATTCATATGGAGATTGCTCAGTGAATGTCATCTTTATGATTTCGGATTTCGCGGTGATAATAACTACCTAAATCACCTAGAAGGTAAGAGAGAGGTAGGTGGATGGATCATCCAACAAATGTTGACAGCAGATCCTAAGGCGTATATACTCATACGAGATGAAGCGGTATCACGTGATGCCATAAAAAGCAAAGGGGAATGACAATGGCCGAGGAAATTGTAGGGAATGAAGGGGGAGAGGGCGGAAGCTCTGAAGGGGGACAGGAACAAAGTGGCGGGAAAGAAACTATTCTTACTGCCACTGACAAGGATGCTGAAGGCGGAGACGCCAAAGGTAAAGAAGCCGAAGGCGGAGACGCCAAAGGTAAAGACGCTGAGGACGATAAGTCTAAAAGCAAAGGTGATGCTGACGAGAAATCGAAGGACAGCGATAAGAATGCTGACGGCGATGAGGGTGGCGCTCCTGAAAAGTATGAAGCTTTTGAGATGCCTAAGGGCGTCGAGATTGATCAAGTTCTTATGGATGAGTTTATTCCTATCGCAAGGGAGTTAAATCTCAGCCAAAGCCAAGCTCAGCAAGTTGCTGGTCTTGTGCCTAAAATCCAAGCGGCGGTACTTCAGTCTCAAGTACAGGCGTATGAAGACCAAACTACAAAACATATCGATGAGATCAAAAATGATCCTGAATTCGGTAAGGGTAAGTTTGATGCTACTGTTGGGTTTGCTAAGAGAGCTATGAGAGACCTCGGAGTTGAAGGAGATCTTGAAAAAGCTATGGAAGAAACTGGGGCGGGAAATCATCCCGCGTTCATTAAAGCGTTTGCCAGAATAGGCAAAATGATCGGAGAAGATACGATTGACTTTGGTATGGGTGGCGAAAAGAAAGAAATTTCTCAAGCTGATAGAATGTTTCCGAACCAAGGTAAAAAGTAGCTCTCCCTAGCAATTAACTTTGAAAGGGGTTAGCAAATGGCTACCTTAGAAGCACGTAGACCAACCTTGCTGGACATCGCGAAAGCGACTGATCCAGACGGGAGCATCGCCACAATTGTGGAGATCCTAAACGAAACTAACGAAATCCTTGATGACATGGTTTGGGTAGAAGGAAATCTTCCAACAGGCCATAGGTCCTCTATTCGTTCGGGTATCCCCGTCCCTACATGGCGTAAAATGTATGGAGGCGTCCAGCCTACCAAGTCAACCACTGTACAGGTCACTGATAATACCGGTATGTTGGAAGACTATGCGGAAATCGATAAAGCAGCTGCCGACCTTAACGGCAATACTGCTGCTTTCCGTCTTCAGGAAGACAGACCTCATATCGAAGGTATCAGTCAAGAAATTGCAGATACTTTATTCTTCGGTGATGAAAGTTTGGCCCCTGAAGAGTTCACAGGTTTTGCTCCTCGATTTGCTAACCTTACTGGCGATGCAAACTCCGACAATATTCTTGACGGTGCTGGTGCTGGTTCAGACAATGCCAGTATTTGGCTGATGGTCTGGGGTGAAAATACTGTCCATGGGATTATCCCTAAAGGGTCCACTGCCGGTCTTCAGATGGAAGACAAAGGTGTTGTTACTCTTGAGGACGCGTCCTTGACAGGTGGACATACAGGTCGCATGGAAGCGTACCGGACGCATTATCGCTTTGATGCGGGTTTGACAGTTCGTGACTGGCGTTATGTAGTTCGTATCGCTAACATTGATAAGTCTGCTCTCAGCAGCACTTATAATGCCGGTGTGTTTAGTGGTTCTTCCGCTAATCTTCCTGACTTGATGTTCCAAGCCATGAACCTTATCCCTAACCTGAGCGCTGGTCGCCCGGTGTTCTATATGTCTCGGGATATACTGACTACTCTACGTCAACAGAACGCATCAGGTGTTCAGAATTCTACTCTGACTATGGAGAATTTTGGAGGCAAGATGATTACTATGTTCAACGGTATCCCTGTTAAGCGCGTAGATGCTCTGGCAGCTGATGAAACTCTGTTGACATAATCGGTGAATGAAAGGACCGTAAAATGATTTTAGACGAAACACTTGAATTCGCTGATGCTGTATCTGTAGCTGCTTCTGCTGGTACGGCTCTGATTGGCGATGTTATTGACCTTGGCGTTGCTCGAGATATCGGTAACGGCGAGAGTATGTATCTGATGATCCAGACGACTACTGAGATCATCACTGGCGGTACAGCAGGGACTGTAAAGTTCCAACTTGTCTCAGATGCTCAAGCAGCTATTGCCACGAATGGCACAGCTACTGTTCATTTTGACACAGGTACTTTTGTAACTGACGACGCAGGTGCTAATGACGCCGAACTTAATGTCGGAGGCACTATCGCTTTTATCCAAATCCCTCTTGAGGGTAGGGCATATGAGCAGTTTCTCGGCATCTTGGCAATTACAGCGACTACGACTACTACCGCAGGGGCTATCAACGCCTTCCTGACGCCTGATAAGCACGGTTGGAAGTCTTATGCTGACGCTGATAACTAAGATAATCTGGGGGGGAGTTTAGGCTCCCCCTTACTTCTCATCCTATCTAGGGGAAAAATAATGCCAAAGATCGTAAGGTTCAAAAATAGATTTGTAGTCCCGAACATACATAGGTCTCGATTTCCTGTCGGGATTTGTAGAGATGTTCCTGACGGGTTGATAGATGTGCTACCCAAAAGTGCTGAAGTTCTGGACGACGATTATATCGGGGAGGAGGAAGAACAACGTATCGCAGAAGAAAACGATGCTGTTGATCTTGCTAGATTAACTTCGAATAAAACAGCTCTTGCTGTATCGCAAAGCGATGTAAACCTTCTCCAAAACCGGCTTAAAGGTCAGGAAGAAAGAACTAAAGAAGCAAACCGAGCCGCTGATGAAGCTGAGAAAGCTGAAGATGAAGCTAAAGCTGAAACAAAGGAACTTAAAAAAGAACTAGCCGCATTAAAAGCTGGAGATAACACAAAGGCCGAAGTGGTTGAAGAAGCGCCAATGTGTGGAATGGAAAGTACTAAACCGGAGCGAAAAAGAAAAACAAAAACATTTAAAAAATAAACTTAATCTTGGGGTGGTATCACGTGATACCGCTTCATCTCGTTTGAGGGCAAGACATGGCTACAGTATCTTTTAGCGAACCAAAAATATGCTCTTTAGCGCTCTCTCATATAGGCGCGTCAGGTATAGAGAGCCTTTCCGAAGGTAGTTCTGAGGCTCAAGCTTGTGATTTATGGTACGACTTCAGCCGTAGACAAACTCTAGCTATCATGGATTGGAGTTTTGCTCGTAGAAGAATAATACTAGCAACTCATAATGACGACCCACCAGATGAGTGGGCGTTCAGGTATCAATACCCTTCGGACTGCATAAAAATGCGTCTTTTAGAGAACCCACTCGGCACACTAGTTGCTCCGGTTCCTTTCAAAATAGAAAGTTCCGATGACACGACAACAAAAACTATTATGACAAATTTAGAAACTGCAAAAGGTATCTACACTTTTAATCTAGTAATTGTTGCTCAGTTCTCTGAAATGTTCATAGAGCTATTATCGTACGCGATAGCGGGCCATATAGCTTTCTCCGTAACCGGGAAGGATAAACTTCAGCAAGTAATGGAAGACCGGTTCTTGCGCTTAACTCGTTCTGCTCCCGCCATAGATGCTGCCGAAGACATGCAAGAAGGTCCTAAAGACGCAGACTGGATTTCTGGGAGAACGTAAATGGCCACACTTATTCAACCGTCCTTTGCTAAGGGGGAGATAGGTCCTTCGTTATACGGAAGAGTGGACACTGCTGCGTACGCCGTAGCGTTGAGAACAGCGCGTAATATCAAAATACATGCTCACGGGGGCGCTAGCAATCGAGAAGGTCTTCGGTTTATAGCTCCGGTAAAAGACCATAGTAACCGCCCGGTGTTGATAGATTTTCAATTTAAGTCGGTAGATACATACGTGCTTGAATTTGGTAATCAATACATGCGCGTTATCAGGAACGATGCCCAAGTTCTTGAGACTGAGAAATCCATATCGGGTGCCACGATAGCTGATCCAGTAACTGTAACAGCTACAGCCCACGGTTATAGTAACGGCGATGATGTTTTTATATCCGATGTTGGAGGCATGATTGAGATAAACGGTAGATGGTTTGTGGTGGCCAATAAGACAACTAATGCGTTTGAATTGACTAGCCCATACGACGGCACCGACATAGATGGCTCGGATTTTACCGCTTATACTTCTGGCGGCGACGTCGGTAAAGTGTTTGAACTGGCTACTCCATTCGCGCAAGCTGACTTAGATCAACTTAAATGGACCCAGTCCGCCGACGTGCTTACTATAACTCATACTACTTACGGCATACGAGAAATCTCTAGGACAGATCATAACGCTTGGACTATAGCTGAACCTGCTTTTGAGCCAGATATTGCTAGGCCCACAGGTTTAACCGCTATAGCTGGCGTGACAGATGAGGATATATACTGGAAATACAAAGTCACTGCTATTAAGAACGAAACTTTTGAAGAGAGTTTATCTGCTCTTTCTTCTGCGGCTATGGCCATTAGTTCAGCTACGGCGGCTAATCCAGTATCGGTAACTACTGCTTCACCTCATGGACTTGCTACGGGGGATGAAATAGAAATTACCGCTATGACCGAGATGACTGAATTAGTGGGGCGTCGATTTATTATCACTGATACGGGAGCTAGTACTTTTACCTTGAATGGGGAAGACGGGACGTCGTATACGCCAGAAACTACTGGTGGTAATTCGTTTGCTACGTTTAAGGGGACCGGTACTTTGGCAGCTCCTACGGGGGCTATCATCCCCGATAACACTATTACGTGGAACGCGGTAGCTGACACCTTCAGGTACACAGTCTACAGGGCTAAGAGCGGTAGTGGAGAATTCGGTTTCTTGGCCGAAACGAGTGAACTCACCTACACGGACAATACTGTCAGTGAAACTTTAACGGAGCTTAGCATACAGCCTCCTACAGCACGTAATCCTTTCCGCATTGCGGGAGAATTTCCTGCCGCTGTCGGGTACTACCAACAACGTCGAGTATTCGGAGGATCGTTAAATCTACCAGACACTTCTGATTATTCTCAAACAGGTAACCAAAATAACTTTAATAAGTCTCGTCCTATACAAGCGGACGACAGCATCCGTGCAACTCTTAGCGGTAGACGGGTTAATCAAATAAGACATTATGTTCCCGGGCGAGATTTGGTTATACTCACGGATGGATCAGAGTGGCGAGTTAATTCCGGGGATAACTCAGGTTTTGCTGCTGAGACCCTGAAGCAAGAACCACAAACATATTGGGGGGCCAACCACATGCAACCCATAGTGATAGGAAAAACCGTACTTTATGTGCAGGAAAACAATACTAATGTTCGCACGTTAGGTTATCAATTAAGGGTAGACGGGTACGACGGAACAGATCTTAATCTTCTAGCTCCCCACATATTTGAAGAAGCTACCGCGATATCTTGGGGGTTTACTCGATCTCCCGATCCGGTAGTTCATATCGTCAGGTCCGATGGTACAGTGGCCACTATGACATTTAACGAGAGCCAAGAAGTGCTTGCTTGGACTACGTGGGATACTTTGGGCGAATTTAAATGGGCTACCGCTATCAGGCCGTCTATAGCTGAGGCAGGAGACGCGGCTTACTTTGTGGTAGAGCGTAGCGTAAACGGCAATACTGTGATGTTTATAGAGAGGACCGCTAGCCGTAGATTTTTAGGAGTAGAAGATGCCTTTTTTGTCGACAGTGGATTAACTTTCGACAATCCTGTAGTTATTACTGGCGCTACATCTGCTGACCCGGTAGTGGTCACCGCACCAAGTCACGGTTTCTCTGACGGGGACGAAGTAGATATCGAAGGCATAAAATGGAAAACTCAATTCGACAGTTTCGATAACGCCACTAATCCCGACCAGTTAAATGGACGTAGATATTTTGTAGCCGATAAGACGGCTAATACCTTTGCTCTGGTGGAAACTGAAGGCCAAAGGTTGATAATCGCGATAACGCAAGCTAATCCGGGCGTAGTGAGTATAACGGGCCATGGCTTAGTTGACGGAGATATAATTGCGCTACACGGCGTAGAAGGAATGATAGAAGCGAACGACACAATATTCAAGGTAGCGAACTCTACCGCAGATACTTTTGAACTCAATACTGTCGGAGATGCCACCGTTAATACAACCGGTTTCACTACGTATACGAATGGCGGTAGCGCGTATAACGCCGAAGATGGATCAGAGTTTAAAGTTTATGTGTCTGCGGGTAACGTGCGCAAGACTGTCACATTCGTGTTTGCGTTAAATCACTTAGAAGGGGAAGAGGTAGTGGTGTTGTCCGATGGAAACGTAGTAAGGGGGCTTACCGTAGCTGCCGGGAAGATACAGTTACCTCGAAAAGCTAGTAGGGTGCATGTCGGTCTCCAGTATATTTCTGACATAGAAACGTTAAATATAGAAGCACCCGAAGGAACCATTCAAGGCAAGAAGACTAAAATATCAGAAGTTACGGTCAGATTTAAAAAGTCTCGGGGTCTGTTAGTAGGTCCTTCATCAGACAAACTCGTGGAGATGAAACAGAGAGAATTCGAAAAACTAGGCCAGCCTACGCAGCTACTAACAGAGGATAAAAAAATAACATTAAAACCTGACTGGAATTCTAACGGGCGATTGCTCCTGCGGCAGCGAGATCCTCTGCCTATGACTATTCTTGCAATCATACCTGAAATTACGGCGGAGGACCCGTGATGACTAAATACGAGATAGTACCAGCTACGAAAGAGCACGCACTACAGTTGGCAGAAACTATGAGGCGAGAAGATGTTGAGGAGGCTTGGGCGGGCTGGCACAAAACTCCTTTACAAGCGCTAGAAGCGTCTCTAGAATACACGATCCATCCGTGGGCTGCTTTAGCCGATGGCCGAGTTGTATGTATGTATGGGGCGGCGCAATCTTCAGTGCTGAGTTTCAGGGGGTTTCCTTGGCTGCTTGGGTCAGAAGAGTTACCTGTTCATTTTAGGGCTTTTCTAAGAGGCAACGTGAAGTACGTATCGAGTTTAAAAAAAGAATTTGATATTTTAGAGAATTATGTAGACGCGAGAAATACTCAGGCGATTAGGTGGCTTAAATGGCTAGGGTTCGAGTTAGAACCTGAAGCTCCCTACGGCCCCGAGAAACTAGACTTTCACAAGTTTTTTATGAGAGGGACAACGTAATGTGTAGTATAGCGATAGCGGGGTTCGCCTTATCAGCGGTCAGCGGTGTTGTCTCTTTTATAGGACAAAGGCAGCAAGCTCAGGTAGATAAACAAGCGGCGAGGGATGAAGGAGAATTTAGACAGGCTGTGCTTCGAAACCAGCAAACAGCGATAGAACAAGACATAACAGCTGAAAAGCGAACTGAGCAAATTAGGCAACAGCTTATTGCTCGGGAGGGCGCGACAAGAGAAGGCGAAATAAGAGTTGCACAAGCCGCGCTTGGCCAACTTGTTGACGTCGGTAGCGCAGCTGATATTACGACGGAGCTGGCTGGAGAGATCGAATTCAGAAAACTTGTTTCGCAGCACGAAAGCGATCTACGTAAACGCAACCTCGCTATTGAAAGCGACAATATTCAGGCTGACATAGGGCTGACCGGACTTCAAACTAGGAGAGAAGTTTCAGAAGCTCAATCTCTCGGGACATCCGCGTTCGGCACGTTGCTTACGACAGGCAGCACTTTAGCTCGATCATTTAGGTTCCAGAGCGGAAGCTTAGCATTTAGTTAGGACAAATAATGGCAAAAGTCCCGGGCATCAACAGAGTTCAGGCAAGTCAACTAGGAGTGCAGAGAACAACACTGCCCCGGGTGAATGCTCCTGTAGACTTCGGGGTTTCCGCACGAGCGCTCGTAGATACGGGTCGAGTTCTAGGAGCTGCGGCGGCAGACTTAAGCGCATTCGGTAGGGAACAACAGCTAAAGGATGAAGATAGAGAGGCGCAGGATCTGGCTACTCAGGCACGTCGCATGTCGCATGATGCGCAGTTTGGAAACCCAGACCAAGGGATAACAGGGTATAGAGAAGTGAAAGCTCAGTCTGCTTTAGACGCGGCGGACGCTCAACGTGTCGACCTGAGAAAACGAGTTTCTAAACTGGGGGAGGGTATAGCTAGCCAGCGCGTGAAAGATCATTTCAAAACTCGGTCAGATGCGCTTCTTCTTGAATTCGATAATGGACACGCTTCGTATTTAGTGAGAGAAACTAGAACGGCTGAAGATGCTTCTGATGCAGCTGCATTGACCGCTCTGACTGACGATGTCGTATCAAACCCTTTCGACCCGAACAACGCATCCAGAATAGGGCAGATCATCGCGCTGTCATTGAACATGGCCGATAGACAAGGTATCACTGATGAACAAGCGCGGGCGGATATAGTTCAGTCTAACTTAACGGCTACTCATTCGCTAGCTGTCAAAAATTTGCTAGACACGGGAAGGGCTTCTGAAGCAGCCGTTTATTACGCCAGAAATAAATCACAGATCGTTCCACGTGCAAGAGGAGATCTGGAAAAAAGCATCATGCGGGAAGGTGTTAGAGAAGAAGCTCAGGGGGAATTCGACGCGATCGTAGCTATACCTTTTTCTACTGACGCGGATAGATTGGCTGCTGCTCGGCAGATACAAGATGGGGCGGTGCGCGATAGTGTTGTTGCTAGAATTCGGGCGCACAATGCAGACCTAGCAAGACAAGAACGCGAGGCTGATAAAAATCTCCGTGTGAACGCCATAGGAAGGATAAATGCAGGGAGCGAAATTAATACATTGACACCTGAAGAATTTGAGGCTGTGTCGCAGACCCCCGGCATGTTAGAGCAACTTAGAAGGATCGCGCAATTTAAAGCTTCTGGAAGACCTCACGTGTCTGATAGAGGTGTTCGTGCTCAAGTGTTCGATATGCAAACTGAAGATCCAGCAAAATTCGTTGAGCTTGATCTCAATCGGCCTCCTTACGTCTCTGGGCTAGACGTGCCCGACAGAAACATGTTTCAATCTCTACAGATAGGTATGAGGAATGCTAAGGCCAGAGAAGAAGCATCCGACAGAAAAGAAGTGAATAAAGGTGCTCGTCTGAGTAGAGCTATTACAGCAACTAAAGATATGTTGAAAAGTTTTAGTCTCAACGCGGAAGAAGAAGCTAACATCAAAACAGCTTTGTCTTTGGAGATTGAAAAACTTTCCTCTGAGGGGGAGAAGCTGACAGACAACAACTACCGGAATATCGTTCGAGGATTGTATCTGGAAAGCGCTGAATTCTTCGGAGCTAATGAAAGGCTATTTGAGACACTGGCAAAACGTGGTCGTCCCGATGATCCTGAAAGTCCTTTCGAGATAGAGAATGTAGTTGACACGGATGAATACGAAGAAGTGATTAATATAATCGCGGCTGACACAGGTATTGCTTCTCAGGACGTGGATCTTATCACCAGACAGATCCTTTCTGCTGGCCGCGTACCTACACCGCTGTTCGTCAGAAGACAGTATGATCTAGCTATTTCTAGAAGGGGAAAATAAATGGCTAATGTACCGCGCTTAACGCAAGGTGAACTTCAACCGCTTGAAGAAGAGAAAGATATAACCGCTCCTGTAGTTCCGTTTGAAACGCCAGTAGAGGAAGCCGCAGCGCCCACTATAACTGGCGGACTGCTCGACGCCGAAGATTTGGTCCCCGTGGAAGAGGTTGGGTCTTTCTTGCGTCCGCCTTCTTCCGTCCTTACACAGAACGCTGTGAGAGCGTCAGAGATAAACCCAGATCAAGCAGCGTCAGATAAAAATCTAGCTGATAAACTGGGGCTACCTCTCACTGTTATAGGAGAAGAGAACAGAGAAGGTTTTCGGAAACAGGCTACACAGAACGACATTCAAAATGTGCCTGACACAGCTCCGGTGACGAAGAGATTTCTAACTACTGACGACCTTGTACCTATTTTAGGATCTGATGATGTTCCCAATTTGGTGGGTATGGAGAGGGCGGCTAAGCAACTTACGTTTACCGCGAGTTTTGCCAACGGCGTCGATCTGCTACAATCTCTGAACTGGCGTTTCGTAGAAGCAGTGGGCGAGGCCACAGGTATCGAGACGCTGGAGGAGTTGGGGGAGGCAGGAGCGCTTGCAAATTTGGCGGAGATCACCGGCCCGGGTAAACAGGAATTTCTTAAAATAGAAACGGCTGGAGATTTCTTCAGCTGGATGAAACAGACCGCCGGGGAACAGATCCCGCTAATGGCCCCTTCACTAGCTGGTGGTCTTACCGGAGCCGCCGCTGGTACTTTGGTCGCAGGACCTATCGGAACTTTGGTCGGTGGCACTTTAGGGGTATTCATACCTTCTTTCATCCTCGGCGTTGGGGAAACGCAACAAGCCATTAAGGAGAGAAGCCCTACGACAGAAGCTCCCGGCGTAGCATTCGGGGCTGGAGCGTTGATCGGGGTTTTAGATAGTGCGTTACCCGGTAGAGCAGGGAGTGCTCTTGTTAGAGCTTTCGGGCAGGAGGCGGCAGAGACAGCGTTGAAACTGACGGCTACTAATATCATGGCGAGATCCGCCAAAGAAGGAGCCAAGGGATTAACGCTGGAAGGTGTGACTGAGGCGGTACAAGAAGCAATCAGCGAAACTGCTGCTGCTTCTGCTACTGATACCGAGGTTGACGTAGATGAACTGACTAGACAGATGATCGAGGCTTTCGCAGCTGGCGCTTTCTTGGGTGGCGGCGTTGGCACTGCCACGAGCGTAACTACGGACACTCTGGCGAAAGCTAGACAAACTAAAGCGGCGATGGATAGTCTGCATGATATAAAGTCCAAAAGTAAACTGGTATCACGTGATCCCTTCAAGGGCGCGGAAATGGCCGCAGAAGATATGAGAGCTGCTGGCGTAGAGGAAGTGTTCGTGCCGGTAGACAAATTGATCGAATTCGCGAACCAACGTCCAGAAGGAATTGAAGAAACTTTTCGTGCTCTTGGGGTGGAAGAAGACATCAGCGAAGCTATCAGAAATGATGCTGATGTAAGGATAGATGGTACGAGATACGCTGAAGTAATTCTCGGGCAGCAGGGTTATGCTGCAATGGCCGCTGACATAAAAATAAAAGAAGGGGATAAGTCTTTTAGTCAAGCGGCTGAAGATCTTGTGGCGAGTATAGATCAGGAAACCTTGACAGCGGAACTAGATGGCGTATTCGCCTCAGACGAGATCAAGACACAGGTTGAAGAACTTCTGGGCAAACTTACTCCCGGCAATGCCGCAGAGGCGCTAGACAGCGCTCCTCGTGGCGTCACGGCGGTCCTAATGGACTTGATTAACAAGGTGGGCGAGCGAAAGGTCAGTGTGGAAGCTGACGTGCGCGAGGGACGCATAGCTCAGTTGGACGAAGAACTGTCCACCATAGATCGAGATATAGAAACTGCACAAGAAGATCTTGATACCCGTGTTGAAGAAGGTAGGGCGACTGTCAGAGCTGAGCGACGGGTGGAAAGACTAACGGAACAACGTGAACAAAGGCTCGATGAACAAGAGCAACTTGCTTTTGAAGAACGGCAAATTGTCCAAGCCACGACACCAGAAGGTCAGGCAGTTGCTGAAGAAATCAAAGCTAAAAAGGTCGCAAGAAAACCCATCAAGGTCAAAGCTAAAAAATTGCAGGACCTCGGCGTGAAAATCACCACAGAAGCTGTGCGGGCCACTCGTACTGCTTTCCGAGCTGGGCTAAAAGCGGGAGAAGCTTTAACCACACAGAAGACTGACATATCGAAAGCGATCAATAAACTACCTTTGCCCGTCGCCGCTAAGAAACAATTAACCGACAGGATATCTCGGGTTAAGACTGAAGCGCAACTCAAGAAGACCGCAGCGGCTGTACAATCTAAAGCGGCTGTGCTAGTGGAACGCGAGCAACGTAAGCAGATTAAGTCTGCCGTAAAAAAACAGTTGAAAGATACTGCGCCCAGAAGTGTTGGGGGTAAACTGGTCGGCAAGTTCGACGCAGATACACAGCAAGTCTTAGACGCGGCGCGAGACATTATGAGCTTGTCCCCAGAGGTAGCCCAAGAAAGACTTGACGCTGCGCTTACCGAGGAACTACCTTCGCCCGCTAAATTGTTCGAGCGTAAACTCTTGGCCATGGCTGCTAACGACCCTAATCTTGGTATTACGGACGCAGAAAATGTCCTGTTTGACATCGTCGCTATTAAAGCTGGTGGGGCAGCAGCAGCTCTTGAGCGAGCTTCAGGTAGGAAGAACGCTCGCAACACCGCCGTAGCTGAGGCCCGGGAGGCAGTGACACAAGGTGAACCTACGAAAGCTCTTAAGACCACTGGGTTTTTCAACCGACTAAAAAGTCGTGCTAAAGATGTGAATGCAGCTTTTGCCTCTGCGCATAACGGGTGGGATGAAGTACTTGATATAATTTTTAACAAAAGAGGGGCAGACGCAGAGAGCCTAATTAAAAGCCTAAGGATCACTGACGAAATACAAGACATGAAAGGCTTAGCCATCCAGTGGGAACAGAAAACGACCGAAGCGGGCTTGACAGCTTTTGACCTCGACGGATATTCGCAGCTTATGAGCAAACACATAGATGACGCCAAGAGAACTGATTTTGGCGTGTTCGAAAATTCGCGGGGCGATGAAGTACGGCTGGAATATAGTCGTGCAGAAATTCGCAAACTGTGGATGGAGAGCCAAGATCCTACGATAGCTGACGTCATTACAGACGACAAAGGAATGGCCTTTAGTGAAGCCATGCTTAGAGTGTTGTTCGACACCTTAACGCCCCAAGACCAAGCGTATGTTGACGCTCAGTTGGCTATCTATCGTTCCATTTACCCAACTATCAACGCCACATACCGGAGAGTGTACGGGGTCAATTTACCGTTTAATCAATTCTATAGTCCCATCCAGCGAGACAAAGGAGACACGCCTACTGACGGAAGCGCAGATAGTTTCGGCGCAGATCGTATCCTCACTGACGAGATGGAGTTTCGCAGACAGTTGCCCAGAAGCATAAAAACACGTAGTGATAATCTGGTGCCATTGTTACGGCGGAGTGATGTAGGGGCCATGCACAGATACTTGCATGATATGGCGTGGTTCACTAAGACGACCGATAGAGTGTTGTTCATGAAATCCGTGTTTGACAGCCAGCCCCTGCGCAAAGACATTAAAGCCCAACACGGGAATGCGATGGTACGGACTATCGACAGCTTCCTACAAGACTTTGGCACCGGGTATCCAGCTAAGGGCGTGGTAGGTGAACAGGTGTTCGGCACTTTCAATAGATTGTTCTCTAGTTCTGTTTTGTCACTTAAGGCGACTATCGGCACAAAACAATTGGTGTCTTGGTTTGCAATGGCCGAGAATGTGCCTACTAAAGATTTCATATCTGCTCATGCTGATTTTTTCAAAAGTCCTGCACGTGCAAAACAAATAGTAAAATTCTTATATCAGAATTCTCCAACGTTGCAACAGCGTGGGTCGTCTCTGGATTTTGAACTGGCTAAGGTTGGGTCATTGGATGAACCTGTGTTCCGTTGGAAGAAACAAGAGAAATGGGAGAAGATAAAATTCGCCTTCATCCATTACGGAGATCGTGTCCCAATCTACGCCGGAGGATGGGCGGTATATAAGCACGCCATCAGTCAGGGGAAATCTAAAACTGAAGCAATTAAAGTGTTTCAGGACGCGCTAAACAGCACACAGCAATCGGTGGACATCGACAAGCTGTCTTCATTGCAGCGCTCAGGCCCCATGGGCAGGACATTGACCATGTTTATGACCGCCCGGTTTGCTCTGTTACGCGGGGAGTTAAGAGCCTTCAGACAATTCAGACGCGGAAAGATTTCAACGAGGCAGTTCGGAAAACGAATGGCCATGTACCATTTTATCATGCCTATGTTCATACAATACATCGCTAGCGGTTTTGAGTGGGAACCTGACCGCCAGTTGATCGCAGCTACACTCGGACAGTTGAACTCCTTGGTGATACTCGGAGATATACTCATGTACTCTGCGACTGAAGCATTTACAGACAGAAAGGGAGTAGCTATCAAGGAGATCCCTATGTTTGATGTTCTTGCTGAGATGGCTAAGGGTGTTAATGACGCCTTCGAGGCCGATGACGTGGAGGAGTTGACAGAGGCGTTGCTGGAGATGGCTGGTATGGCGGGGGCAATAACGGGGCA